TAATCGAAATTACTGATACGATTGGGTACCGCTCCAAAACTATAGGCCGTGCAGGCGCATAGTTCTGACTTGAAAACCAAGAATCCCCGTGAAACGCCGAATTACTTCCCGGCAATCTTATGGTTTCCGTCAAGGTAGCCAGACCCAGTTCGTCGGGGCGTCCTAGAGCCGAAGCAATCCTAGCGGACTCTTGCGCTATCCACCGGGTAAACAAAGCGTCATCAGTCGTCCCGACGACTCCCAATTCCTCTTTCAGCACGGAAAGAGAAACCAAAGATTGGGGGCCGGCGGGAGTCGTGATGGTAATCATCAGGAAGCCGCCAATATGCCGACGTTCTTGAGCGCCACCACGACAGCATCAAGCTGCGTAGAGACAAACCCCAAGGACTGTCCACTGGTGGTTGGGACGGTAGCAGCCTGAGTCCCCGAATTAGGGACCAATTGACCGCCGGTGTCGATAACGAGTTTGCCGCTTACGTGGAACTCGTTGCCCCCCCGAGCATGATAGTTCGCGGAATTGTAGGTAGCGTCACGAGACATAAAGAACCCTCCGAAGCAAGCGCATGCAAGACATCACGCTGGCGGGTTGGACGTAGGAGCGCGGGTAGCGTCACCGAGCAAGGCAATGCAGGCGATAGGCGCATTACCAGAGTTGCCGGACGGCGTTATGGTAAGACGAACGTACCGCTTGCCGCCGATGTACCCGATCTTGCGACAAGCGCTATCAGCGGCGAACGTGAAGCCCGCAAGGGCCTCCGTACCGATGAGATCAGCATCAGCAACCGCTGAAGCGTCGCTCAAGTTGGCGGCGTCACCCTCATCGACCTGCACGGCGAAAGTAGCGTCGGCATCGGCCAAGGTGCCGGTAGCGATAAGGTAAGTAAGACTGGTATATCCGGCAGTATCGATGATAGACCCAACCTGAGCCGTGGTGTCCGTGACGACAACGGGCGCAGTTGATACTTTCGGATTCACTTTGGAAGATAGATCTCGGCGCATGCCGTGTCCTCCCGAAGAAAGGGATTCCTGAAGGGCGTTCGCCCTTCAGGATCAAGACCCATTAGGCCATGGTTATGTATTTGACCGGGTGCGTTCCCGCATCGACCAGCTGTCCATCCCAGCGCTGGAAGGCCAGGAAAGCCGTCTGGTTGTAGTCGGCGTAACGTTCGGTCAAACGCAATACCTGGACTCCGTTGACACGTCGCATGAAGTATTTGGAGAAGTCGCCGAAGGCCACAGGTTTAAGGCCAGTAGTCATGGCGGGCATATCCTGGTTCACGATATACTGATAGCCGGCAATCGTGTCGGGATCGCCCATGACCAGACCCGGACGCCACAAATAGTTGCCATCGCCATCTTTGAGCTTCTTGAGAGCCTTCAGAGTGCTATCAGCGAGCATGAAACGCCCGTTGCGCCGGTACGAAGGATCGACAGAGTGAACGAGGTCAATCGCCACTTCGTCCCAAGTAAGAGCCGCCGCAGCCGCAGCCGTAACGCCTGAAGTGCCCGCGACAGTGATGCCTGTGGGCTGGCTGGCCCCCGTACCAGTAGTGAAGTGAGCGTTAACAGCGCGAGCAATGCGCTCGGCCATCTTCATCTGCAACAGCGCATTCAGATTAACTCCGGTGTCCTGGAGCAACTGGTTGGCGACCAGAATAATCTTGCTGGTGTACGTATAAGCATTCAGGGTGACAGCGCCAAATACCACGTCCTGAGCACTGGCCTGAGTATTTTCACTCAAGATTGAGCCGGTGTTGCCAGTGTCGTTCTCAGTCGGGATCGGCAAAGCGTTGCCGGAATCCGTGTTAAGGATGAAACCAGCTTCAAGCATGCCGCCATAAGCGAGCTGGGCGCTGATAAGCTCATTATAAAAGCCTTCAGGCACCGTGTAACCGCCAGCAGCCCCGGAGCCAGTGCCCTGAGCATTCTGGAACCGTGGAAGGGCCACTACACGCTCTTCAGCGCTCAAACTGGCCATGCCGCCCCGCAGATACTGGTTCCACGCGCGGGCCTCAAGGCGGGCTTTTTCTTTGGCGGCTTCCTCGTTTGAAGCGCCGGAAAGGCCGGAAGCTGACGGAGCGCCGATAGAATTTTGAAGGCCGGATTCAAGAGTTTCCTGCCGTTCCGCTCGCTCGATGGCTGACGTGAGCCGGTCAACCTCCGCATGCATCGCGTCGATACGCGCGAGGGATTCAGCAGAAGGCTCGCCCTTGACGCTTTCGATATCAAAATAAACGCGGGCATCATTGACCAACTTGGCCCGCTTCTGCCGCAAGTCGATTGAAGTAAGGCCGTCGGCCATTTTAACCTCCGTGATATCGCCTTAGAAGACGATGGTTGAAACATAAGATAGCCGATCTGTTAGGCTGCGTATTCAAGTTGCCGTTGACGCAATTTCACCCGCTCCATGTCCCAAGTGCGATTGTACGCGGCAAGATTAGACGCCGGACGCTCGATTTCGTTGGCTGGTTCCCCAGGCGCATTGCTTGGTTTGTCGCAAAAACCTTCCGCAATGGCCTCAGTCGAGTCAAACCAAGTACCATCTACTGAACCAGTCATCAAGGCCATGCATTGAGCGGGAGTCTTCTTCGTCTTTGAGGCATAGATGCCGGCCAAGCGACTATCAATCTTCTCAAGAGTGCTGGCGGTGTCGAGCATCTCCAAAGCATTCCCCGCGCACAGGCACCAAGCCCGATGGATCATGAAGAAGGCATTATCATCGATTGATACCGTATCGCCCGCCATGGCTATGATTGATCCCGCCGAAGCGGCCACCCCCTCGACGATGCAATTAACTTTGGCAGGGTGAGCGCAAAGAGCCGAATAGATCGCCAGGCCCTCAAACGCATCACCCCCAATGCAATTGATACGAACGTTAAAGGTCGGAGCGCCCGCAAGGCCATCCAAAGCTTCTAGAACGTCTTTCGCCAGGATGCCCCATGGACCAATCTCGCCATATATCCGAATTTCAGGGATGCCCGCGCCGGCCTTGATCACCTTTGGCGCTTCCGCCCGGTATCCTTCGGTAGGACCGTACTTCACTTGAGCGGACCAAGCCTTACGGGCCTCTTCTTTATTGGCGTAACTCTTAAACATGGCGGCCCTCAAACAGCTTCAGGTGGGTTGGCTGGCTGCGATTTTGACGGATTCACCGAGCCAAGCGGGACAGTAGCGGATTGTATGTGAAGCCTGTTAGCGGCAGGGTCTGGATCATCAGGTAGATTGCGCATGCGCCGAACTTCGTTAGGGGTGAATTGCGCATTCTGGATACCGCTTGCATAAAGTTCGGCTTGAGTTTTAGCATCCATAGCGCTCAATCCGGAACGGTCGAACTCGCAAAAAAGCCCCCGAGATAGTTCAGAAGGGGAAAATAATTTCCGGTTCAACTCCCCTTCTATCCTTGTAAGTTCAGGGCCTAACCCGAACACCTTAAAACCAATTGTCATCTGCTCGACGCCGGTGCCCCACGAGGACACTTTGTCAGTCGCGCCGACCATATGGACGGGAACGCCGAATACGCGAGCGATATCCTCGACCTGGAATTTGCGGCTTTCCAGAGTCTGCACATCCTGAAGGCTCATCTGCATAGGAGACCATTTAGAGCCAGCATCGACAAAAAGAGTTTTGCCTGTAGCCGCAAGGCCATTGTAAAGGCCCTCGAACTGCTCGCGCAACCGCCGAAATGCCTCTTTGCTAATGCCTTTCGGAACTTCCAAATAACCAGACTGCCGAGCGGAATTCCGATGCATGTATCCGACGAATTGCGCCAGAGCGAGATCAAGGCCGATGCCCTGCCGAGCCGCCCATTGAATAGGGGAAAGCCCCACCCGGCCATCAAAACCAAGCCCTGGAATGTGGACTATCTGGGATCCTGGATACCGTTTCGGCTCGCCCTCCGGCGTGCGGACCTCATAAACGTTCTTATCGTCAACCTTGAGAACATTAACGCAACGAGGCTCTACAGGCTTAAGCGCAGTCACCACGCCAGCGTCATTGCGTTCAATGACCGCGTAATGATTCCCGGCCAACATCAGGTTGACGCCAATCAACTCTTTCCATACAAACGCACTCAAACTGGAATACAGCCCGCCAGGACCATATTGCAGCAAAGGGGATAGTGGATGATTTGGCCTGATCTTGCGACCTGTAGGGGTGTTCTGATAAACCTGAAGGGGCAGGGATGCAATAGCCCCTGCCTTTATAGCTACGCAACGGTAAACCGTTGAGCAACACATGGCGGTCCGCTCACTGACCAAAGGGCCAGCATATGAAGCTTCACTGCCATTGAGGATCTCTGAAAGCCATTCGCCTGGAGCATTCAGCGGTATAGATGGATTCTCTAGAGAGGCGTCAAAAATGCTGGAAGCGCCCGCAGGCGGTTCCGGTGTAGCGCTCTTGAACCACTTTGACGTAAAGCGTCCAAACATTCGCCCTCGCATTTCTCGTCATCAACCCTCCCAAAGCTCGTCAAAATCATAGATCGAAGAGCCGGAAGGTTCGGACGTTGCAGAATTAGCAGCTCCTACGGCCATTGTCAAGGATACCAACGCATCAATGCGTGTTGTGGCCTT